ATTGTCTAAAGGCTACAGCGACGAGCATCGTGCGGTGGAAGTGAGCCAGGCCAAGGTATTTTATGGCCCGACGACTCCGATTACCAGGAATCCTCAGTTCCGCAAGGCCCATCGCGGGTCGGTAACTTCAGGGCATAGCATCTTTTTATGGTTCAACGCCGACGATCATCCGGTCGTCGAAAAATATCGCCGTGAGACAGCAGAGAAGGTCCTTACGTTTACCAAGAGCGGCGTGCGGCTAAACGATATTATCGACGCTTACGACCTGCCTTTTGAAAAGAGGCCTGAAGGCGATGTGTCCTGGCGGAAGATGAATGAGATCCCGGCTGAGTACATCTTAGAGGCGGGCACCGAAGGTCTGACCGGGCCATCCGCTCCTGAAGGACAGACCGACGAGGATGAGGATAAGTCGGCTCTCGGCAATACGTTCGCGTCACTGCAAGGTCAGATTGACAAGCTGAAAGTCGGTGAAACACAAAAGGCCGACGATGATGGTGTGCGTCGCCGGATCTGGGAGAACTGGGCGGCAAGCTGGCTGCCGATTGAGCGGGAATACCAGGAGGCTATGCGTCGCTTCTTTCTGCGACAGCAGAGGATACTTACAAACAAGCTCAAGGCGGCATGGAATGAATTAGCCGGCAAGTCAGCGACGACAAAAGAAGCTGCCGACCAGATCGTCGCACGCGTTGTGTTCGATCTGAAACAAGAGGGCGACAAGCTGAGGGTGATCAACAACATATTTTTTGACAAGGCGTCGCAGTTGGGCGCTCGCCAGACGTTGAGTGAGGTTGCGGGTCTTGCCGGCGACGAATTAGCCGATGCAGCCGAGTCGGCAACGCAGCAGGCCTGGCTCAAGGGCAAAAAGGTGATATCGAGCTTTAATATATCCAAGGTAAACGAGTTCACGCAGGAACTCATCGGACGGCAGTTGCGCCAAGGACTCGACGCCGGTGAAGGGCTGAAGGATCTGACCGAGCGGGTGAGAACCACGTTAGGATCCAACCGGGCAAGGGCACAGCGTATCGCTCGTACGCAGACGGCAGGCGCCGTCGGCAGCGGCCGCCATGCCGGCATGAAGGCGGCGGGGGTGGAACTGAAGGGCTGGCTGACTTCCCGCGACAGCAATGTCCGGGATGCACACAAGGCAGCCGAGTCAGCTTATAGCGAGGGCATTCCGGTCGACCAGCCGTTTGATGTTGGAGGCGAGGCTCTCATGTATCCCGGCGATCCGAACGGCTCGGCTGCAAACATAGCAAACTGCCGGTGCATGACTTTAGCCAGGCGGGTGGCCGGCAGGGCGTTCGATATGGAGTATTACGCTCACGTAGAGTTCTGTTCATACAGCGATATGGTTAGGGATAAAGAGACATGAAAGCCAAATACTTCTTTGGGCAGGTTAAGAAGATTAACGAAGCCGAACGCACTATCGACGTCATCGCATCGACAATCGACAAGGACCGCGACGGCGATATCATACTGCCCAGTGCGTTTAAGAAAACACTGAAATCGTTTAAGGACAATCCGGTTATCTTATCCGGTCACCAGCACAGGCTGCCAACGGGATCATCACCGGTGATCGGTTCGGCTATTCCGGAGACGATCGAGATCACCGACAAGGATTTGCGGTTTACGATGCGATTCGCTGATACGGATAAGGGGAGAGAGCACTGGACGCTCTATAAAGACAAACATCAGCGGGCGTTTTCGGTGGGGTTCATTCCGCAAAAGAGCGAGGATGTCCGCGACGACAACGGTAGGTACTCTCATACCGTGTTTACCCAGGTGGAGCTCCTGGAGGTGTCGGCGGTACCGGTTCCTTCCAACCCCCGGGCGTTAGCCAGGGCAAAGGGCTACTTTGAAGATGAAGACCGCGAGAGCATGGAGGCATCGATAGGCGAGCGGATCGAAACACAGGTCGCCGCCTGCTTCAAACAACTGCAGTCAGACGTCGAAGGTTTAATCGACGATGTCAAATCAATATTAATCCCCGACTCGCACAGGTTCGCGAAGACTCTGCTCGGAGAGATCGACGATTCGGACGTGTGTACTGGGGACAATGAGAAAGCCGAGCGAATCGTGAAAATACTGAAAGAATTATTAAACAATTAGGAGCGTAACAATGGCAGTTACATTAGAAGATATCGAAAAAGGTCTTGGTGATATCCAGAAGAAGATGGCCACAAAGACCGAGGTCGTCGAGCTGATCGACAAAAAACTCGATGAGGATCGCGAGAAGGCAAAGGCCGAAAAAGAGCAAAGCGACAAGCTCTTTGAGACCGCTCAGAAAACCATCGAGGAACTAAAAAAGGCAAACGACGCCGTCGCTGCCCAGATCAAGATGCTTCGCAGCACACGGTTTGCCTCACTCAAGACGCCGAACGGGATGTATACCGGTTTCTGGGGCGATCTGGAGACGGCAAAGAATTTCGGCATGTTCATTCTGTCGGAGATTAACGGCAACAAGGCAGCCGGCAGTTACCTCGACGGTTTGGGTATCGAGCGAAAACGCATCGTCGGCGACAAGACCAAGGCGATGGGTGAAGATGTGGATACGACGGGCGGCATCCTGGTGCCGACGGAGTTTATCCCCAACCTGATCCTTCTGATCGAGAAGTACGGCGTCTATCGACGCAATACTCTCGAATGGCCGATGAGCGGTGCTGAGGCTATAGCGCCCAAGCTGTCTTCCGGGCTCACCGTGTATTGTCCGGGTGCGGGCGTTGCACCGACGCCATCCGACGCGGCGTTTCGCGGCGTAGGCCTGCAGGCCAAAAAATGGATAACGCTGACGGCAATCGACAGCGAACTCGACGAGGATGCAGCAATTGCAATTGGCGAGACAGTTGGCTTTCTGATCGGGCAGGCGTTTGCCCAGAAGGAGGACGCAGTCGGGTTCCTGGGCGACGGAACGCAGGCGTATTTCGGCCATGTCGGCATTACAGGGGCGTTGCGTGCGGTCGATGCGACTATCGGCAACATCAAGAGTCTGGTGGTAGGCGCCGGCAACGCATACAGCGAATTGACGTTAGCCAACTTTGAAACCCTGCTCGGCATACTGCCCGATTACGCCGATAACGGGGACGCCAAGTGGTATGCGCACCGATACTTCTACATGACGGTTATGGTCAAATTAGCCTTAGCCGCAGGCGGAACCAGTGCTACCGAGATCATCGCCGGTCGCGGCGCGAGGGAAAAGACGTTTTTGTCTTATCCGGTGGAGTATAGCTCTGTGATGCCAAAGGTGGAAGGCGACAGCCAGATATGCAGCATATTCGGCAACCTGAAGTTAGGCTCCTATATGGGCGATCGTCGCAAGCTGACGATTGACCAGTCCAAGGAGGTGTACTTTGCCGAAGACCAGACTGGCATACGTGGCACCGAGCGGGTCGCTCCGACGGTCCACGGGGTCGGCAATACGACCAATGCCGGCCCGATCACCGCATTGATTACCGCCGCCTCGTAACAGTCGGCATCGACAGACAGGAGAAAAGAGAAAACTTGTTTTTGTTAATGTTAATGTTAATTGAAAGGCAGAAAGATGAATCCTATTCAGCAAACCAAGACCGTGCTGCTGCTGAGGCCGCAGCTTGCAGACGACGGCAATTTCACCAACAACACGTACCTGGATACGGCCGGGTGGGGGCATGTGCGTTTCCTCCTGGCTGTCGGCGATACGGACGTCGCATCAGCTGACGCCATCGGTTCGACGGCTGAAGCCACGGCGCCTCTGATCGAGGAGTGCGACACCACGGGCGGCTCTTATACGGCCGTCACCAGTGCCGCCTTAGCCGATGCGATCCAGTATGACGAGGACGCCAAGTTGTTCGCCATCGACGTGGATCTGCATAAGTCGCATAAGCGATACATGCGGGTGCAGGCGCCGCATACGGCGGCGGGTGCAGTGAATGGCTCGAACCTGTGCATTGTCGGGATACTGTCCCAGCCGGACGGCAACGCGCCGGCCAACGCTGCAGGCCAGGGGCTCGAGGAACTGGTCGCGGCTTAATCGCAGTGCTAAGTGCTAATTGTTATCCCCCCGCCCGCGTGGCGGGGGGATTTTATGAACCGTTTATACGGTGTTTGAATGTGAGGTAAACGATGCATATTAAAGTGCTAAAAACCCGCTACATTGACGGCATGTTTTTTGTCAAAGACGAGATTCGCGATGTCGACGGTGCCGTTCTGGAAAGAATCGGCAATGAGAAACTCGGCGATGCGAGGCTCTTGTACGAGGAAGTGCCTGCGCCCTGGGATGCCCAGAAGGACGAAAAGGCCGTGCAGGTCGCGGAGCTGCAGGCCCGGATCGCCAAGGCCGCCGACGAACTCGAACGGCTCGAAGATGAGGCGTTCGGTATGACGTATCGGCGTGGACCCGGTGAGCACGGCTTGACGGCTGCGGTAGAGAATGCCGACCATGACCGGGAAAAGGCCGAACAGCTTTTCAGGCAGATCGAGGCCAGGGCCGACAAGGCGGCTAAAAGAGCCGACAAGCATCCGACTGAAGTCAATGAGAAAAAGGCCGTCGAGCTTGCCGACGAAGTGCTTAAGGCTTCACTGGCCGTAGATGAAAAGTGCTGTCTGGCCCATAAGGCAAGGGCGCAATTACTGCTGCTCGACGCCGACATTGGCCTGGCCGAATTAGAGGTAGCCAAAGCCAGGGCCGAATTAGCTGTGATGCGGAATGAACTCTATGAGCTGCGGCCGGATCTTAAACCGAAAGAGGATGAAGATGGACCGACCAAAAAAACAGAAGCTCCCGACGGATCGGGACAGCCAGGCGGAAAAGATGCAGCGGACGCCAAAGGACAAACAGATGCGCCCGGGCAGACGGCAGCCGTACAGGACTAAATGATGAACGTGGACCTTAACAAGATAGCGAGCAAGCGGAGCGGCATTACGGCGATTGCGATATGGGTGATCGCATCGCTGGCCGCCAACGGTACATGGTGGAGTCTCGTCGCGATGGTACTGGTTAGTGTGCTCGCCTGGCGGTATATGGATCTCGATCACGCAAAGCAAAAATGGCGGATCGAAGCCAAGTCGGGTAAGCCGCAAAAATGCACAAAAGAAATTTCGACGGGATAACATGATGGAAAAAGAAAATAAAAAATCCTGTAATCCTGTTAAAAAAAAGGAAAAGGTAAATGAAGAAGAACATAGTAATTATGATCGGGCTGGTGCTTTGCGGCGTGGCTTTTGGATATCTGGTTGGGCAGCATGTTGGATATTTGAGAGGTGAGCATATAACCAATGAAATATGGTTTTCGAAAATGACTGCCTTCTTAGATAGGATAGAAGCTGAAGATTATGCACTGGTTAAAATCCCACCGGGACGTGAATTAGGTCTTCGGCAGGTGGAGGATTCAAAATGAAGAAGAACGCAATACTCATAATCGGGATTGTATTTTGTATATCGTCATGCGTGTATGCTCTGGGTCAACGAACCGCCGTGAAGTATACCCGGGCGATTGCCATTAACCTTGAGCTTACACCGGAGCAGGTGGATAGCCTCACAAAGCAACAAGCGGCAACGTATATCAAGAATACCTATCCGGCAATCCCTGTCGCCAAGCTTAAAGAGGCGTCAACGTATTGGCCTGGTATCAAGATCATGCTTCGCAACGATGCTATTGAGCGGCAGATGCAAAGTAGAATTGCTTTGCTGAAACAACAGATTGAAGCGAATTACCCTGATGCTATTTGCCTTAATACGCAACACGCAAAGGACATTGCGAGGCAGTTGATACCGTTACTTTACGGAGAGGTGGACCCTAATGCGTTGTATTAGTATATTCTTCTTGATCCTGTGTTCAGTGGCAATGGCAGACATAGCTTGTCTTGTTGGTGGTACGAGTGCTGCTGCACTAAATGCCGGATGGTATGATACTGATCAAACTACTGCTGCTGCGATGGATGCTGGAAATGGAGCAGTAGTTAAAGCTGATACAGCAGTTGCTTACGACCATACTGCTGGAACTGTTGAAAGGATGTTTTCAAAAGCCGGTATAGGGGCTGGTGTTGAAGTTGGGATGTACACTTATGCTTCTGGTACAAATATAACAGCCGGACGATTTGAAGTAACTACTGTAGCGGGGGATGATTCCTACATCGCTTGTGCTGATATAACAGCTACGGATGATAATGCTGACTCTGTAATAAATGTAGGCGGTGCAGTACCGATAGTTGATGCGACTTGGGGATTGCAAGAGGTACTGGACCACGCAACAGGCTCTGCTGCTGCAAACAAGGTATATATCTACGTCGCTGGCACAGGGACTTTGACAGATACATTGGTTCTTGATGCTGGTGCTGGCACAGAATCTTATTTGAAATATATTATTGGCGTCGATTCAAGTTACGCTGCCCACCCGGTAGGTACTTTTAGCAAACTGACTGCCACCACGGCAGCTATAGTAGATGCACCTTTAGTTCAAAGTAGTAACATACGCTTTTGGCGTATTGAGAATATCCACTTTGAACGAACGGGTGATACTGCTACTGCAGGCGAAGATTGTTTTGAGTTTCTTAATACGGTAATGAGCACAGACAATCATTTCTTCAACTGTAAATTCGATAGTGGCTGGATTGGCATTAATTATGCAGGTTCGACCAAAGGAACTATCAATTCTCATGTCGATACCTGCGAAATAGTTGATTGTGTTAGTAATGCGATTGATGGAATAAACTCAGGTGGTCGCTTTGTAAACAATTATATCAAAGGTGCTTCGACTATAATAGTTGAGATGGGTGGTAGTCTCTGTCAGTTTACGGATAATATTATTAGCGGTGGTGCGATAGGATTGTATTTAAATGCCAACAGCCGCAACTTTTGGATTGATAACAATTCGTTTTACAACCAAACAAGTCAATGTATAGGTGCGTCTGACGCACGCACTGTTGGTATTAGTGCGTTTAACAATTTGTTCTGGGTGGCAGATATAGATGTTGCCGAGCCAATAGAGAGTACCGCTGGCGTGTTTCAAGTATATTATGCAGATTATAATTTCACTAATGCCGACGCTGCTCGTTCCACAATGTTGACTGGCTCGCATTCAGATAATACTTTATGGTCGGAAGCTGACCCAACTGATTTATGGACTGATGCCGCTAACGATGATTTTACGGTTACTGACGCTTCTATGATAGACGGCGGCAGGCCGACGCTTAGCGATGAAGGGGCCACGCCAGCCGATGGCTTTAGTACACCGGGGGCGGCTCAATTAGCACAGACGCAAGCAGGCGGCGGCGGCGGCGGCGGCGGTAGAACTCCAGGTATTGGTTCGGGAATAGGAAGATAACATGAAAAAGACACTTATCGTATTGATGTTAATGCTGTTTGCTGTGAATTGTTTCGCTTTGGAATTGGTACGGCAAAAGAATGTGGCGACGGTTATTGTATTTCCGTTGATTGATTCTACCACTACGACTGCATTGCAAAGCGGAGCGACTGCCCTGAATAGTGAGATAGACCAGTGGAGCGATTCCGCTGATAATCCCGATGGTTTTGCTGCCTGCACGAATGAAGCCACGGAGATCGGAACTGATGGGCAGTACTATCTTGTTCTGACTCAAGCCGAGATGAATGATGATTATATCGTGGTTCAGATCAAGGCAAGCGATGCTTTGACGCAGGTTATCCTTATTCGCACAATAGTTGGCGATCCACTTTTGGTTGCCACTACCGACGACGGGGGTACGATAAATGTAACCGCAGGAGCGATAGATAATGTTGATTTGGTTGATCTTGCTACGACTACGACAACGGCAACGGCTACTACGACCGTTAATGGTCTTGCAGTCAACGTGATTACTGCGGCATCTACAAACGCAGACTTCCTTACTGAAATTGAGACTGAATGTGATGAAGCATTGACTGACATCAAACTTGACCATCTACTAAATATTGCAGTCGATACAAACTACGCAACTACAGTACATGCTGACAGCGTCGTCGGCCACATGACAACAAGTTCGGCAACGGCTGATTATGTTCGGACGACAGATTCGCTTGAAGATTTAGGTGAAAACATAGTTGCAATAGTGGAGTGTGATATTGTCGGTCATTTAGGAACAATAATTGATTATGTTGATGGTTTGGAGACGCGGCTTACTGCGGCCAGAGCGGGTTACTTAGACGAACTTGCCGCCGCGAACTTGCCAACAGATATAGCCAATGTTAAAGCAGAGACGGCTCTAATTGTTGCAGATACAAGCGAGTTACAAACAGATGATTATCCAACATCTATTGCTGCAGTACAAACACAAGCAGATGCAATTAAAGCTGAGACTGTCCTTATCGTAGCAGACACAGGCGAATTACAGACAGATGATTATCCAACATCTATTGCTGCGATTAAAGCAGAGACAGTCTTAATTGTAGCAGATACTGGAGAACTTCAAACTAATCAAGGGGCTTGGGCTACGGCGACAAGTGTCAATCTCGAAGATGATGCAATCACAGCGGCAAAGATTACAAATGCTGCATGGCAGGAGTTAATTGAGTTATTCTTCTCGTTTGATGCAACAGGGGCTTATGGGGATCAACCCGGTTCGGTTGTTGATCAGATAGCCGACAATGCAGGCAGCGGCAGTGCACCAACTGTTGAGCAAATACGAATCGAAATTGACAGCAATTCGACTCAGTTCGCGGCGATTGTCGAGGACACGGGGACTACGTTGCCGGGTCTGATCAGTGCTATCGGCGGTGGCGACGGTTCTGTTGTGGTCGATCACGATTACGGCGGGGCTGACGCCCTGGCCTATAAGACTGAGGGCGGGGCCGGGATCGATAACGGCGTGATTCGGGCGTACCTGAAAAGCGATTATGATGCGGGCAGTAAGGGATCGGCGTATATCAAGGCAACAACGAGGACGGATGTTAACGGCCAATGGACGAGCGAGATGAATCTCGATCCTGAAACTTATACGCTGTATTACTTTAAGCAGGGTGCGTATTCGCCGAGTACGCAGGAAGTGACGGTGGAATAATGGCGGTAATCGGGGTACCGCAATCAGGATCGTCGTTGGGTGTATGCACAACCGATGATGTCAAGACGCGGCTGGCTATATCGAAAAGCGATTATGACGTTATGATCGCGGCGATTATCACGGGCTTAACCGGCAGGTTCGATGCGTTCTGTGGACGGACGCTGCTGCAGCCGGCGGCGGATGTTACCGAATACTATACGGGAGGCAGTCCGTACATGCAGCTTGACCGGTATCCGCTGGTCTCGATTACGTCGATCAAAGAAGCGTGGGATCGCGACTTTGATAATGCTACCGCGCTTACGGCGGAGGAGGACTACTGGCCGATGGGGCTCGGTAAGAACGGCATACTTTTTCGCGAGGCGGTAGTGTGGCCGCGCAAGCCGGATTCGATCCAGGTGATCTATCGCGGCGGCTATGCGGCCGCCGGCGAGGAGCCGGGAGAGGGTGAGATCTCGCTGCCGGCGGAGATCCGCGAGGCGGGGATCCAGCAGGCGTCGCTTATATACAAACGCAGAGACGATATTGGATTAAGCGCTGTCGGGTTCGAGGGCGGATCGATGAATAAGTTTGCGGCGTTGAAACTGCTGCCGGATGTCGAGAGCGTACTCAAACAGTACCGGAGGCCGTCGCTGTGATGATTCAGATTGAGATGGGGCCGGGGTTTGACGGGGTTGTCGCCGACCTGGGCGGGATGGGGCAGCGTGTGCTCGATGCGGCAAGCGAGGGCCTGGGCGTTGGCGTGAAGGATACGGCCAACCATATTTCGGCCAGCTACCTCACAGGCCAGGCCCTCAAGAGCCGGACGGGGATGCTTCGCAAGGCCCTCGATGGGTGGATGGAGAGTAAGTTCGACGGCGTAGTGGGCGTGCGTGAGGGCTCAGGCGTCGATCAGTACAAGTGGCTCCTGGGCGATGAGCAAAAGACGATAACGCCCAAGCGGTCGAAGTTCTTAGCCATACCGATAGGCGAAGCGCTTACGCCGTCCGGCGTGGTCAGGGATAAGTATAGATCGCCTCGTCTGGTCGAGGATGGTTTCTTTATCAAGTCCAAAAGCGGCAGGCTGTTGTTTGGCTACAAGCGCGGTAAGCGGGGCAAATTCCGGCCGTTGTTCGTTATGGTCAAGAGCGTGCTCGTTCAGGGATCAGGGGCCCTGTATGACGGCGTTATGGATAAGGTCGATGACATCGGTGCGGCGATGAAAGATCGAATAGGCGAGGCCCTGGAGAATTGATATGGCAAACGACGGCGGCATGTTAGCTAAGCTTGAACAGCGGATAGCGGATACCTTAGCCGCCCTGCAGGTTGACGAGGCGGATGTCTTTAAGACGGCCGATGTGTGGAAGCATCAGATCGCCGTCGGGCGGAGTGGTGTGGAGAGCTTTGACGGTCTTGAGCCGTTTGCTTTTGCCGCGTACTCGCGAGTCGATGCGGACCGGCAGGGCGATTATGACCTTCGACAGATATTTGAGTTCGCGGTATTGATCGGGGTCGGCTCGAAAGAGGCCGGCGTGTGCCGGATGGGCGATGGCAGCAGCCTGGGCACGAGCAAGATCCGCGAGTTGGTGATCGCGGCATTGGACGGCGTGCATCCGGGCGACGGCTTTAGCTGCGATGAGTTTAAGTATGTCGGTGAGGTCGAGTTTATCGACCTGCCGAAAAAGCATGCAATTGAAATGCATTTTCAGATTCCGTGGATCAATGTAAATTAGGAGTATAAATCATGGTGGCTGTAAATAAGAGAGTGTATGGACCGCAGGCGGCGGTGATCAACGGCGTGGACGCCGGCGGTATGATGACGGCGACTATCGATTCGGGCTACGATAATGTTATGCGGACGGGGCCTGACGGACTGGCGGTGCCGGTCGTGGACCGGGAGATTCAGTTTGTGCGGGGCTCGGTTACCAGCCAGGACTGGATCCACCTGATCGACCTGTTGACGGGTACGGTCGGGACGTACGTGTTCTACGAGCGAAAGAGCGGTGTGGCGGCGGCGACGGGTTACGTCATGCACACGATCACCGCTCCGGTGATCCATAACGCGCGGCTTAGTATGAATCAGAAGGGCTACCTGGCTGTGTCGTTTGACTTTGAGTGCAGGGCAGCCGACGAGGCCAAAACGATCCTCGATATGTGGACGATGACCGACGGTCAGGATGTGCCGACATACGTGTCCGCTGCTCGCGGCGGCTGGCGGGTGGAGACCTGTCTGCACGGCGATGTCCCCGTCTATCACGTCACCGCGTTTGACTTTGCGATCACCATGCAGCTCCTCAAGGCTTGCAACGACGCCGATGTTGCATATACGGCAGTCGACGCACGAGAAGACGGGATGCGGACGGCAGGGTCGCTGAGCTTTGGGGACGCGGAGATCAAAGACACGACCTTGGAACTGAAGTGCCAGCTACTGGTCCTGGCGGCGGCGGCGAGCATGGTGATTACGGTAACGCAATCGGCGGGTGCGACGAGCAAGGTCATCACGATCGCCAGGACGATCTTTGCGACGGCCGGGGCAAACGGCAATGCCCAGAGCGATTACAGCGGCTACCGGGCAAACTTCGAGGTGACCAACGATCCGAGTACTCCGTATACACTACTCGGCACTTTAGTAGGAGAAGAGTATCTCTACAGAATTATCACGATTGAAGATAAGGTTTAGGATTGACGATTGAATGGCTGACAAAGACGTAAACATTCATGTTCGGGCCAAAGACGCCGATACCGCCAAGCGGGATATCGACGGGGTCGCTGCAAAAACTGAGAATCTCGGCAAAAAGACCGAGCAGGCAGGCA